TAGCCCATAGCACCGGCAACCAAGGCCTCTTTTATAGAACTACCGGCTAAGAGAGAGGTACCTGCACCTGCTAAGCCAGCTGCAGTACTCATAGAAAGACCTATGCCCGCAGGTCCGAGGACCGCGGCCAGTGCCACAGTTGCCAAGATACGGCCAACCGGTGAGGCGAGAACCTTCTTAACAGTGTTAGCAACACCACTAAAAAACTTTTTAAGGAAGAACTCAGGTAAACCAGTAGCTGGGTTAATGGAGCCAGAACCGCCTCTAGACTGCAGTAATCGAGCTTCTCCAGGCGTAATATGCGCTAAAATGCTGTCGCCATTACGGCCCTGTGAAGCTAAGTAAGCAGCAACATCGGCTAGGCCACCTTCGGCCATGGTCATCGGTTGCCCACCATTTAAGCCCTGCATGGCATCTGCACCCTCTACTGGAGGCATATCCATCATAGGAGCCTGTGCACCCGCGCTCTGCCCTGACTGCAACTCCTGGAGAACGGCCATCATGGCACCAATAAACTCTGGATCGTAATCTTCTGGCAGGTCGTCTGGCTCGGCAAAGTCCTTTTCAATTAACCCTTTCCGTATCTTGCTGTACTCGGAAGGATTCTGTGACATGTACTCAACGATTTCAATAAAGGTAGCTAACTCGCGTGGAGTGAACTCAATGTCCCCGATGTTTTGACGAAGCGCTTCTTTGAGTATTTCATACTCTTGTGGATTAAAGTTTCTGAGCGCCGTTTGCGCAGCGTCATAAGACTGCGCACTTGTAACAGTAGGTCGTTGATCTCTGGGCATTTCGCCCGGTATGGCTGCGCCTTGGGGCATCGCCATGATTCCTTCATTTGCCATAATGGTCCTTTCCAGTTTTTGCCAAAGGCCTCAAGGGCCGCGCGTCGGGAAAGGACGCGAATATAGCCTAATTATCCCCTAATTCTTTAACTTCTGTCTACTAAAAGTGCACTCACAGTCACATAAACATAATCTTGCGAAGAAGTAACAAACAGCTCATCGTATTCTTCAAGCACCAAAGGGCCAGCGTTCCAACCGGCCAAAAGGTCTACATATTTCTTCGGGGCTACCGATTCTAGTGGCACGAGGTAGTGCGTTCCAGCCCCATCAGGAGAGAAGGTAACCGTTATGTTGGTACTACTTACACCTATGTTTGCTACCCAAATAGATTTGACAATTGCGGCTGTGGCAGCAGGCACCGTCAACACAATTAACGGTATGGTTGCGGACGGTGTACTTTCAAAGCGTTTGTAGGCGTTTGACATTATTTCCCAAAAAACCAAGTCTGTGCTTGATCCTTGTCCTCAGTTACCACCGGAGTATAGGTGTTGTTCAGTTGAAAAATGACCTGTTCTAATGAGCGCACTAGCTGGTTAAACTGCTGTGCGTCGTATCCAGAGGGGGACGCATTAGGGAGTCGGACGTTTGTTATCTTGCTCATAAGGTTTTATCGAATACCATCTGGTTGAATGTCCACGCGCATTGTGCCAAAGCGCCAACGACTACCTAGCTCATCACTTTCAATACGCAACTGAATCTGCCGTCCGCGCGCGCGCGTGTCTACTTTATCAGTAGTTGGGGTAATTGTGTAGGGGTCCAAGGAACTAGGCGTTGCACTGGTTTGTGGATAAAGTCGCAGTAATAGCCGGACATCAATATTTCCCACCTGGTTCTTAAAGTCAGGAATAAAGCGCTTCATAAACAGCACCTGATCGCCGTCGCCAATGTCAAAGTAACCAGAGTATACGAAGGCGTCAATCGCTACACCGTCGTCATCCACACCGTCCTCTTGTTGATAGAGAATTGAGCGTCCTGCAGTTAAACCGTAAATGGTTGTAATAGTTGCCTCGGTACCCGCCGGGTCGTATTTAGTGGCTAACGGCTTATCAAATGAACCAATATCTGTCCAAGCAGTGCGGGCCATAGTGCCTATTGACCAGACATTTTCAAGATAATTGTAAGTTACAAATCTATTAATATAAGTGCTGTTAAGGGCTGGATAAAACCAGGTTACTTCATTAAACTGTGTATTAATGCCGACGTTTATAGCAAACGATTGTGCAATATTAATATCCTCAAACACATAATCCTGCACCGAAGAAGGTATTTTCTTGACCGTACCATCAAACACAAAGAAGGCATCCTTGCTCATCCAATACGCTACGCCATTGACATCAGCGCAGGCGTGTGGACCAATGATCCCGCAGTTAGCCCCTAACTGTTGAAAGCCAAAGGTATATGGCGGCCCTAAGAACTGTTGGCCATGCAGTGACGTATCTGTCCAAATTAGAATCTGACCGCGCGAGCGCAAGGCAGAAACAATCTCATTACCGTCCGTGAGCCGTTGTCCGCCGGCTGTGTTGGTGGCTGTAGCTACAAAATTACCAATGTTTTCTTGAGTAGAAAAACGGACAAACATCGGATCTTGCGTAGCTGGGCTACTAAGAGTGGTTTCCGTGCCAAAGCAGACTAAATGCCTGTCCGGAGTAGATATAATGGCGTACTTACTTTTAGTGGGTGCACCTGCAATGACCGTGGCCCGCACGCCAATGCCCAGGCTTGGAAGCCACTGGTAGATGGATCCGTCTACTAACTGCAAGATTAAGTTCTCGCCGTAGTTGTCAAACTGCCAGACCCGAGAGAATAGTGAAAGATTAGCCGAAGCGGGTCTTGGGGTGTTCCAAGTACTGAGCCCCCAGGTTCCTGTACCCCAGCCAAAGTCTAAGTAACTGATGTCACTACCTACATTGATTTGATAAACTGCATTAGCTGATCCAGCGGTTGAAACAGTCGAAGTAGCGGCCATCGGAGAGACAATCGTATATTGCGAGGTGCTTATAATCTCTTGGATCTCAAACTCATTGGTTAAACTGGCGTTCGTAATCCCACCAGGGTTACCTGTTACCGTATTAAAGGTTACAAAATCACCTTTAATCGCAGCATGCGCTGCATCATTAACTGTCACGGCAGTTGAGCCGTTAACCGTGTTAAATGTCGCCGTGCCCGTGTCGCGAATGGGAGTAATATCGGCCCACGCACCGCCGTAGAAGACATATACTTTACGGTTTGTACCAAGGGTAATGTAGGGCGCGCCGTCTAAATCATTCCAAGCAAAAACCTCGCTGACCGCTCCTACAAAGTATTTCTGAGGATTATTAAACGAGGTCCACCCACCTAGTTTCTCAGGTAAACCATAACGAAAGCGCACAAAATCACTGTCTACCCAGCCGCCTTCTGCGCCGTATTCCGTGTTTTGTTTGTCAACGCCTGGCTTGAGGAATAATCGTAATAAGGCCATGGGTTATCTATATCCTGCGGTTTTCTTTGCTATCTTTTTTGGTTGCGCCACAAACTGCTTACCTTTTGCCTTACCTGCGCGTTTTGCTTTGGTAGTTGCGGCATATTCCGCTGGACTTAGGCTTTTGATCGCCGCCTCAGGGAGATACCGCTCCCCTGTTTTGGAGGAGGGTTTGCCTGACTTAGTACGCCATTTCTGATCGCCCCAGTTTTTAAGGGATTGTTGTGGGGCTTTCAATCTCTATATCCCCCGCCAGCTTTTTTATAGCGCTGCGCTACCATCTGGGCTTTTCTCGCGGACCACTGCCCTGCGCCAGTGCCAGCTGTAGCTTCGGCTTTTACAGCATTGAAGATGCGCTTGCGTAACTCTGGCTTGGTGTAGTTGCCTGCTGCGTTGACCGTGGACTTTGCTTCCCCGCCTGCCTTGAAAGAAGCAGTCTTAGCTGCATTCGCAAAGTCACCCTTTTTGGGAGCGCCTTTAGCGCCCACACTACGCATCTTTTCACCCGAACCAGCGGCAATCCGTTTTTTCTTTGCAGCGATGTTAGCGTACAGGCCGCCTCCCGCTGCTTTTACAACCTTAACTGGGGGATTGTTTTTTTTCACCAGGTTGCTCCTGATGCCGCAGGCACCGTAGTAATTTCAATGGAAATGGACTGCCGAAGGTCTAGGGCCTGCCCACAATCAGAACAAGTATCCGCTTCTAACTCGCTTGAGTCAAGGTCATAGCCGCACGCGCTACATACCACTTCTATTAAATGAGAAGGCTCTATGCTGCCGTCGGGTAGTGATCTAGAGGTGTTTTGTACTCTCATCTTAGCCTATCATGGTTGACGCAGCAGTTTCTACATCGGCTACACGCTTGAGCCAGCCTTTGCCATATGTCGGGAAGTTATTTAATGACTTGTAAAACTCTTCTTTATTATTGCTAAACTTTTTAAGCAAGTCTAGTCCATTTGATTCTTGGATCGCCTTTAATGTTGCAGGTCCAAATACACCATCTGGAGTTACTCTTAGTGACTTTTGAATCATGCGACGAGCAGCGGCTGGTCCAGCATTAATAGCAAAATCAAAAACAGCGTAGTCCACGCCAGCAGGTAAATCATCACCCCTGACTGCATCCCAATAATCTCTTTTATATACCGGTTTAACATCTTCTTTCTTTAGCGCTTTCATATCGTCTTGAGTTACTTCGTGTCCAATGTACTTTTCCCAAACAGCTTGGGTACAACCCCACATGGTAGAACCTTCACGGCCATCAGGTAAATGATTACCCTTATCACGTTGGTCATTGGTGAAT